CATAATCTCAACTACTTTTTTAGCTTGTTCTGGAGACTCTACTGATAAGTCTAATTCATCATGTATTTGTATATGTGCAACAATACCTTCTTTATATAAATCTAACATTGATTTCTTAGTCATATCAGCAGCTGATCCTTGTATTAATTTATTTAATGCTTTGTAAGTATAAGCTCTTCTTATATTACCTTGTCCGTGTTCTTGAACAGCTTGTTCAAAAGGTAATGCTTTATTAATTCCAAAACGATTTGGTTCCCATAAATGAAACCGACATAATCTTCCTAATAAAGTTCTAATTTGTCCTCTTTGTTGAGCACGATTAGAAACTGATTTCATTAACGTTTTTACAAACGGAACTCTCTGATGATAAATCGCAAATAAATCTTCTGCCTTATCTTTTGATACTCCTAGTTCTGCCTGCAATTTAGCTTTACCCATTCCATAAAATAAACCAAGATTAATTGTTTTAGCTTGGTCTCGTGGAATGTCCGCCATTTTTGCAACAATAGTATGAAAGTCAGCTTCTGAATTCACGTAAGCGTCTTTAACTCCAAAGACGCTTGTGTCTTGATCTAGGGATGCATAATGAACTACTAGTCTTGGTTCTTGTTGACTGTAGTCAAAACATCCCCACTCGCAACCTTCTTCAGGTACAAAGAGGGATCTTATCAATGGACCTAAGTCTTTGTTACGAGCGGGAATCTGTTGTAAATTAGGATTAGAATACGAAAATCTTCCAGTGACTGTGCCACCTTGATCAGATCTTATTTGATTAATATCTGCATGTATTCTACCTTTATGTTCATATCGAATAATGGTATCAATAAATGTTGTATGCGCCTTGTTAATTTCTCTAGCTTTTGCTATCTTTTGCACTAATGGATGACTATGAGCAGAGAGAAAATTTTTTGTAAATGAGGGCGCTTTTGTCTTTAAAGTTCTTTCGTATTCTAATCCAAGTTTGTCAAAAACTTTGGCTATCGATCGTGCGGCCCATATTTGACAATCTATTTGTGTTTCTTTTTGTACTTCTTGCAGCAATTGTTTTTCTTGTTCAGATAATTGTTGTTTCAACTTATGCGCACTTTCCACGTCGACACGAACGCCTTTAAATTTCATATCAACTAAACATGGAAATAAATCTGTTTCTAAATTAAAAATAGCTTCCAGATCCTGGTCAATAATTTCTTTTTGCATGCACTTCCATAAATTAAAAGTGAGTTCAGCATCTCTTTCTGCGTAACTTCCTACATACATAGAAGGCAACATCCACATATCAGACTTGGGATCAATACCCCATTCATTGGCTGCATTTCTTAATTCGGTTTCATTTTTACCTTGACCAAGATAATCCCAACCTAATGTATTTAAGTCATATCTAAATCTATTTTCATTTACTAATGAAGCTGCAATCATAGTGTCAAAGATTCTTCCATTTATTTTTATTCCCATAGAACGAATCCAACAGACATCATACATGGCATTATGAAATATTTTATCAGAGTCAGATTTACAAACATCAGTAAACCATTGAATAACTTTAGCTTTTTCTAAATTTCCACCGCCCTTATGATCAAATGGAAAATATCCCGAATACCCATCTGTGGCTACAGCAATACCCACAACTTTTCCTCTACCTACAACAGCACCCGAACCTTTAGATTTTAAATCAGGATCGTGTGTTTCTAAATCAATTGCAATTTGTGTACATTCCCTTAAATCTGGGAACTCTTCAGGTTTGTTCCATTCAGTCTGTGCTTTAAACATTAGTTATGAGGACAATCTCCTTTCTTCCATTCGTTATAACCTTTAATCCAATCTGCATTGGATGTTTCAGGTGGTTTAATCATTCCCCAAGAATTTTTTGGAGGGTAAGTTCTTTCTGCTTCTTCTTTAGTAATACCAGCATTTCGGTATTCCTCTTCTTCTGTCATTGGTATTGTTGG